CCGTATCACCGGAAGCAGCCGCATATTTTATCTCGATACCGATAGCGCCCATGTCCACAGTCTTTGACCATGTAACATCAACCGTTGTATCGTTATCTACGCGCCACTCTGTCTGGAGTCCTTCCGAATAAGGAACCCCCGCTTCGGCGATATTGTCGTCTACAAGTTCTGTGAAGCCAGAACCTTCAGTAGCACTAAAAGCTGTTGTGTTGTCTCTATCGCAACCAAACGCGCCGAATGTAGCGTTATTGGCAGACCCGAAAGCGGCGAGCGTTGCTGTGATTGTCGTGCCACTTGTCGGGCCACTGGTGGCAGATTGCACCACCGCACCGGAACCATTTGTTCCAGATGTATCTACATTTCCAAACTCATGCACCGCCCATATAGCGCCATCTTGCGTAGCAGACCAGTCAAACGTAACGGCACCAGATGTGGGACTTGATCCCATCGCCCTGAAAACCGTGGTTCTGGAATAGTTTGTCTCATTTAATACTGTTTCAACTTGAACCCATGTCAAGCCATTACCAGAACAGGTCGGAACAACATTGTCGCCGGATGCGGCAGCGGCTGCCGTTACAACAGCCAAAAGCAGATAATTTCCCGTAGGAGAAATAGACGCCGTACTTATAGAGGCGCTATTTGTTGTCGTGTTTCCGTTAGTCAGTAACGTTTGCGTTACTGTCGGCGGTTCATAGGCATCTATGGTCGCAGCGTAAGTCGTGAGCGTTAACGCATCAACACCCGCATTGATGTTCGTACCGCTGCCAGTCGCGGGGGCAATGGCAATCTGGATGCCGACACGACCATCACTACCGCCAAGTGATACGGCTAGATTGGACGTACCACCGGCAGAGGCTTGGGTCTTGGTATAGACGTCTGCACCAACACCACTTGTATTGTTGCTTGGGTCCTCAAGGCTGTAACCCGGCGCACCCCAGCCTGTACCGCTTGAGTAACTGGAGGGGGAGATGTCTGAGCCATCCGTACCCACCATCGCCACAACAAGGCAGTCGTCAACATCCGTGGTAACAGCGGTTATCGTTAGCGACGAACCCGTGCTACCAACACCGACCCATGAACCGGTCTGGTTTATCGGGGCGGAGGTATCGACTCCGGTGATACGGAAGCACCAGCCGACTGCGTAATCTAATCCACCCGCAACCGCAACCGTAAGCGGGAAGGTTTCACTCCCGGTAGCAACGCGCCAATAGAGAGAAGCCTGAACGTCCTGAGAATTATTGCCGTGGGCTATCTGCGTATAGGCATCGGGACTTGTTATCGTCGGCCAATCTTGCGTGTTGGAGTTTTCATTCGCAACAACTACAAGGATTAGATCATTGGCAGATAAACCCGAGGGTGCCGAGAAAGTTAATGAACTATCCTGAACACCTTCAGTGGTAGCAGTTGTATAACTAGCAATTACCGGGGCTGCCATTATGCGCCCCCGTTATTTATGCGATAAAACTCCACATCATGCCCACTCTGTCGCTGCGATCAAGGAGTTAATCTGTGTAACAAGATCAGGCATATCGGTTGTCGTCACCTGTAGATTCGTAGATCGACCGTTTGTATCCAGTCCGTTATCAGAAGGCATTGGCAGATTGGCAATCATGTAATCCCGATAAGTTGTCATGGCTGTACGGGTGGAGGCTGCCACAGCTCCAATATTGATACCGCCCAACTGATCAGACGCATACTGACCAAGTCCAGTCAGAGTCTGGTTAGCCAAAATCGTATCGTAAGTATCCGCATTCAGGGTTAGAAGACGGCGAAGTTTCTGCTGGGATATAAAGCTGTTTGCTCCAAGCTCAGCAACTATACTATCAGCTTCAACGTTTAACCTACGGACTTCCGTAACGACCTCGTGAAATGCTTCTGAGAGTGTTTTAGCCATTATGCTATAGTGAAGATGCCTGAGGCATTCCAAGTAATAGTTAAATCGCCCGCTGTCATATCTACCGGACCCCCAAGGTCAACAAAAGCAATAGCCCTGTTGGTTGCATCCGTATCATTGTAGATAATCCCCCAGTAGGCATCTGTATCATTCGACGCATTCTGGGACCATGTTGGATTTGTGGCAGAATCAAACGTCATGGTACCCGCAGCTTCAGTTACTACAGTTCCCAAGTTGCCAAGAGAGGTGCCCCCGGCTGTATAAGAACCAGCTGATCCAACTTCAGTATAGTTTGTAGTGCCACCAGAAATACTGGGAACAGCATCCGAAGCTGTGGGTGTGGTAGTGTTATCACAGATAGCTACCTTGATATCATCAGCTGCTTCCCAACCACCATCTATCAAGTAAGCCTTAGCTTCATCAAAAACAGTTACGTCACCTTGTGCCATTTCAATATCCTCTTAATTTCTTAAGCGTTTTTTCCGCTTGTTTAACGTCAAATCGTTTATCCTTCTCCGCCTTCTTGCGAAATCTGTTCGGACCCTTCTTGGCTCCGGGGGTTCCGGCTTTTGGTGGATACTTGGAGTCAAGATTTCTCGCAGCCGCGATCCTCCCGCTCTCGTTGGTATATCCCGCGAAGAGTTTTCCAACCTTAGCCTTGGGCTTAGGCTTTCCAGATTTTACCCCGCCAGTTTGCTTCGCCATCTATAACCTCTACCCGCTCAGCGGTAATTTTACTGCCGTCAATTGTAAGGACAATAAACCCGCTTTGCCAGTCGGTCGGGCTGCCCTCTGCGTAAAGGAAGGCGGGAGAATCCCGACCTGCCAAGGTTCCACTTTCAATGCCATAGCGCGTTCCATTATAATCACTTAATGGATGTACTGTAAGCCTGTGCGTATGTCCGGTGACCATAGACTGTCCTGCTGCAAGAGCATTGTTACGTGCAGCGTAGTGCCCACCTCTAAAACGATGCTTGAGTACAATGGAGTCATTGATTGCCACCCCCCATCTAAACTTCCAATCAGGGAAGTGATCGACCAAGCGGGTACCCTTGACACCCTCAACATTGGGGGCATTGGTCGAAAAATAGGTATCGAACCGAATGTCATGGTTACCCCATATCCATTCAAGTTCCGCATTTCCCGCCGCTTCCCGAATAAGTCTCTGGGCTGTATCACACGCATCAAGCTCCTCAGCTACAGTAGGACCTTCATCCCACCCTATCCTTGAATGACGTGAAATAGAGTACCCGTCAAAGGCATCCCCATTACAGGTCACATTGTGTGGTTTAAGATGCTGGATTACCTGAAGCAGTATCCAGAAGGCATCCGAGAAGTATCCGGGCCAGAAGTGGCAATCGCTGTAAACTACTCTAACATGAGTGTCATCAAAGTAACTAGGAGTAATCGCCGCCGGGTACTGGATGTATTGCTCGCCGCCAATAGAAGGCAAAGATATAGAGTACTTGTTCTCAAGTGACCTCCGTCTCCGGTTGGCTGCTCTGACACTGACTCGGGCTCTCTCTGCGACTTCCCTGACGGATGTGCTTGAGTCCCAAATCTGAATAAATTCCTGATCATTAACTTTTGGTTTTAGACCCAGTTTTTTCGTCATACACCCACCACCCTAGAGTTTCAATCTTTTTAACCCAAGAGCGGGGAATCTTTCCCTTTCCACTCCATTGGTTGCCCCACGGATTATAAGTATCAGCATGAACTACGAAGTTCTTGCCTTTGCTGACCAGCAAACCAACAGTTTGCATATAATGAATCCTCTGATCTTCAATCTCATCATACTCACTCCAGCCAGACTCCGCATCAGCATCCAGCCAATGTATTACAACGATAGGAATTTTCTTGCGGGAAGTCATGAGTAAGAAAGGGAAGCCCGGTTATCCCAGACATTATCAAAGTCGGCATTACCATCTGCCCATTCAATAGTGAGATCACCATCAGTACCGCTGGTCAGTCTTTGTACCTGCCAGACCGCTGAAGATGTAGCCGAAGCAATCGCAGCTTTCCCCACATAGGTGACCGTACTGCTGACCACATCCAATCGGGTGGCCTTCTCAGACGTATTCGACCCGACAACCGTAACGAGAGCAGCTCCGGTTTCTTCATTAACCAACCACGCTGCTTCTTTACCCTGTATGAGTAAAGAGTCGGCCACTACTCACCCTTTTTCTTGGTGGTGTACCGACGACCCCGCCACATGAACGTAGCATCAGCTCCCTTGGCAGCTCGGGCGGCATTAAACGCAGCTCTGAAAGACTTAGCAGAAGCAGAATCTTTCTTGTATACATCATAGCCACCTTTACCCTTCTTGACTGGTTTATCCTTGGCTGCTTTTGCCTTAGCCTCAGCAGCATTAGCTTTACGGACAACCTCTTTATGCTTTCCCTTCTCTGCTTTGGCAGCAGCCTTGGAAGCCACTATCTTGTCAGACATAGAAGGAGCTGTAGCCATTCCGGGTTTAATCTTCTGAGGCTTCTTAAAAGTGCCAAGAGTCTCACCAACTTTACTTTTTGCCATTACCTGTCACCCCACTTATCAATGCCATTTTTAACAGTCTTGATCATAAAAGGCCGCACTTCCTTGAGAGGGATCAGCAAACCTTCATGGCCGGTGACACGCACGCGGTTGTTTTCATCAGTTGTGATAAGAGCTTTCTGACAATCGCTGTCGAAAGACTCAACCCACGTTCCGGTTGGAAAATACGGGTTCCTCTTGTGCACTATATACAGGCTCATCACTATTCCTCATTACCATATCATGACCGTAGTTCAACTTACCAACATGGCCTACTTGCTTACTGACATCATGGTCAATATAAATCTTGGCTCCGGAAGCTGCAATCTTCTCACAAAAAGCCCAATCCTCGCCAACATAACGTCCAGTTGTATTGTTCCACTTCTGTTCAAACCAAGGTTGGCCCATACCCTCTCTTGCAAACAGATTAAGATTAACAAGCATGATCCCGGTTCCGACTCTCCACACTTCTTCAAGACCTGCCGAAGTGGGAGTTGTGTACACCAAATCTCCATAATGCTCTTTACCTTCCTGTCGGGCAGTCGGGTCTGAAGGAAGTTTTTTCGTAGCAACATTACAGGCGACAACAAGCTTCCTATGCTCAAGAAGTCGATGTGCTAAATCTCGTGGAAATGTCTGATCCGAATCGAGAAAGAGGATATGGGTAGAACCCATCTCAAGGGCTTGTTCAACAAGCGATTCCCGTAACTGGGCAAGTATTGAACCTTTTTTATTCCAAACAGTGAAATCCCAACTATCAAAACCTTTCACTGGATGGGACGCAAGGTAGTTGGTTAGAAAAACCAAACTCATACCAAAATCTGACTCCCATATGTTGGTACTGGGAACAGCAATAAACAACCTCAATTGCTTCACTTTTTTCTCCTTTTCTTGGCTCCCTTCTTACAATGCTTCTTCCAATCAGAAGGCACTCGTTCTCCGCGAGCAGCCTTCACCGCAAACGCCCTACATTGAGCTGCTGTATACGGCATTAGTCTTCCCTTGCCATTTTCGCAAACTCATTTTCATTTTCGCCGTAAGCGTCAACCTCCTGAATCTCTATCTGGAACTCATACCGATCAGCATCAGTATTAGACTCACGGTTTTCCAACGATTTGACTCGACCTCGCAGTTTAACCTCCACCGGTTCGTCCAACTCCAAGGATTCGATAATCTCCTTGTTCGCCGGGATATATAAAACGGCATAGGGCTGCGATACGATACCCTCCTCACTGGGTGAGGTTTTTGGCAAAGTGTACTTCGGCATCTCAACCGCCAAACAGCTTAGAGACCACAGTCAAGGCAGTACCTACGCCAACAACAACAAACATAACAATAATAACGCGCAACACAATGTGCTGCTCCATGAACTTAGCTTTGATTTGTTCCAACATGACTACCTCCAGAAAAAAAAGAGAGAGGGGGGCCGAAGCCCCCATCCCTTACTACACTACGAAGTTACCCAGATAAGCCATCGTCTTCTCGTGACGAATCTCCAGCCCGGCTTCAGTCAGCCACTGGCCCTTCTGGAAGTCAGCATCATTCGCTTGAATGTTGTCTTCCATACGGGTATCACGCATATGACGATAGATGATCGCACTCGGGTCGATGATGAAAGCACTATTGGTATAAACCGCATGGGTGTTCATCAAAGGGTGAGTACGAACATACAGCGTACCCTGAGGCAGAACCCAACGCTGGAGCTGCATACCGTAAGTCTTGATCGTGCCGTCAAAATTGACACGGGTAGAACTCGAAGTACGAGCCAGCTTGTTGAGGCTGTTCAGGAAGCCATTACCTGCGAACACAATACGCTCGTTACCGGCAGAACCCGCATCGTAGTCAAACACCGAGTAGGTGTCGTCCAAGAAGGTGTCCTCGGTAGGAGTGGTCGTATAGACCTTTGCATTCGTAGTAATGAAGCTACGCAGACCACCAGTGAAACGCTTCGGCTTGGTGCCCGAAGTATCTTCATTGGCTACGCCGAAAATCCAAGCGAATTCCATTGCCACCGAATGATCGAACATCTTGCGCTTCTTATCATTCTTCAGCGGATCGCCAGTACGGGTACGAGTCAGCTTCGCCGTATTGGTGATCTGGTATGCCGTCTTGAAAATCTGGCAGTAGTTGGTCTTCTTGGTCGGGTTACGGGTTGACGTATCCGGAGAAGTACTACCTTCCTCGTAGGTGTTACCTACTTTGGTCAGGTTGGCACTCGCACCAGTAGCAGCCGCCGTAGTACCAGCAGCACCACGCTTAACCACAATCGCGGTATCAGAGGTAACGCTGGAAACTTCGACCAGTTCGTTGTCGTAGGTGGCAGTTTCAGTCTTCTCCACCAGCAAAATATCGCCGGGGACCAGATCAAGACCACCTGCGGTCAGGCCGAACGCTGTAGACGACGCAGAAGCACCGGTCGCATCCATAGTGACACGGATAGCGTTCAGCTCTTCTTCCCACCAATTGAACTCGGGATCGTCAACACTCTCACTCTTCATACGGCTCATAAGAGCAGTCAGAGGAGCAGAGCCGTTCGGGTTACGCCACAGAATCATTTCACGGAAATTTTTTGGACGCTCGTCTGTAGCCCAGTCGCCCGTTCCGCGCAAACCAGCAATGCTAGCCATTTGTATCTACCTCACATATCTTCGTCAGCTATCAGTTCATCAGCCAACAATTCATATTCATTTTTAGGCTTGGCTTTCGGTCTTGCCGAGGAAGCTCCGGCACCCGGCGCAGCTGGTGTAAACGAATCAGATTTCTCTGCTTCCACCGGCGTATCCGCCTTGAACGGAATCCTCAGGGCAACCATAGCCATAGCCCCCGATTCTTCGATCGCTTGATCCAGACTCACGTTGGGATTTGCTTGCCGATAGGCTTGAATAGTCCGCTCTACAACAGCCATTTGATCCGGGGTATCCAACTCCCCCAATTCAGGCCATCTGGCGTAGAAGGCTCTCTCGCTTTGCTCGGCTACCTGCTGCTGAGTCATGTACTGTCCGATCTGGTTTGGCATGGTCTGTGTGACCGCCCCCATCATCATGTTGTACATATCCAGCGTTGCACTAGCCAAGATTCTCGGCAAAATCTTGTCCGGTTCCGTGAGAAGAAGATCACGATCTTCATCTGACAGAGAACTGTCAAAGTGGTCAACAAGTCCCGCTAGGGCATCTTCCCGCCACTTGGCCTGTTCTTCAGCCAGCTCTTCTTCGCTCTTCCGCTCTTCAGGTTCTACCTCAGCAATAAGGTAGTCATCGGGTTGGAGGTCTTCCTCCTCATCCTCACCTTCATCTTCAGCGGGTTCCTGAGAGTCGTCCACCTCTGCGGTAGTTTCGTCAGTTGGAATTTCTTCCTCACTGTCCTCAGGGGAATCAGCCTTAGCCTCATCCGTGGGGGATTCTTCCAATCCCTCTTCAGCATCCTCAGCAAACAACGCGAGAAACTCGTCTTGCCTCGGATCAGAAACCGGTTCATCTTGTTCTGCCGTATCCGCATTCTCTGGCTTTTTCAGGGCCTCGTCAACAGTAGAACTGTATTTTGTATCACTCTTCGTTGCTGGCATTTTCAGCCTCCTTGTATTCTAAAATAATCTCTTTAGCTGCCGCCAGTGCCCCTAAAGGCAACGCCTTGGCCAGCATTAAACCGTTTATTTCCCCCGATTTAAACTCTTTCGCAAAGACACCGCCAAAATCTGCGCTGGCTTTTGGGGCTTCGAGTTGTCGAATATTGATTTGTTTTTGAAGCATTTCGAGATAAAACTCCCAGCCTTCCTGCTTCGTGAGCGGGTCAAGCATCTCAACCAGCTTTTGTGCTTGCCTAAGCTCTTCAAGTTCTTCATCTGATAATGCCACATAACCTCCTATCCTAGAGGGCCCATGCCCTCAATCTGTTGTCCTGCCAATCCAGCCCGATCGCCCAGAGCTGAATTAAGGCTCACTGAATTGCCATCCTGTACCTGCTGTTGCATTTGCTGATCAGGTACAACCTGTACGTCAAACTGCTTGATATTCTTCATACCCATCAACTGCATGGCATGAGTTAACAAACCCACTACATCAAATCTCTGAGCCAACTGCGGAGAACCGCCAATATCACCGATAAACTGGCGGATAAGATTCGCTTGGGCAAACCGGTCAACCGGCAATGTCCCATCCACTGGAACATAGTCAAAGAACCCCGCAATGTCCTCCGGATTAACCTGCATAAATCTTTGGGCATCACTAACCAGATTTCCCGCAATCTTAAATTGCTGATCTCCATCATATTTTTGCTGGGTTGTCTGCACCAAGGCAGAAATCAGGGGATGCCACCCCATAGCACTCATATACTCAGCATTCGTCTTCAAACGATTAATACCAAACCCCGAAGAAGTTCTCACTTCAGTTGCAGTCTTTCGACCGCCGGGGTCCTGCAATCCCATAATATTATCGGTAACACCTGTCACACGCTGAATCAGGTCCGTAATAATATTCGCATCCCGCAGGTGGTTCTGGGTAATGTCCACTACCTGCAACTGATGTACTGCATCAGCCGGATTAGTTCCGTAATACTCAGGTTTCAACCGGATCAGCTTACCTTCCTTCGGATCAGTAATATCCTTCATCATGATCTTGGAAGGATCAACCACAAACATATCGTTAATGGCCTTCCGAACACTCTGAAGGTGGGTATTAATCAGCCAACTCAGCGTATTCTGAAGTGGGTCCATTACCTCAATCATGGATCGTGAAAACAGTGAGTACCCATCAGGCTCATATTCCTGAATAAAGAACGGGAACTTGTTGTGATACAGCCCCAAAGGCTGGGCTCCAATAATCACAGCATCCTCAGCCAGTGTGAACACCCACTTCTCGGGGTAATCACTCGGCCCCAATTGCCATTCATTTGGAACCAACTCAACATAAATCTCGTGCATCGACACATAAGGCCGATCTTCCTTACTCTTGCCCATTGAAATAGGCGGAGGCCCAATAGCCATATCATCCTTGGCATCCGGCAAGGTGATCTGGGAACTACCCTGCTCCCTTTCCGACTGTTGACGACTCTTCAGGTAATTCTTCAACTCAGTAATATTAAAATACTGGTTTGCTGCGGCTTTTTTCAGCACTGTGTTCCAAGATACTTCCACATACCGACCAACAAACTCGCCATCCTGAAGCCGGGAAATAGGCACCCGGGGGTCGGGAAAAAAGTCCTGAGGCCGCACATTGTATAAACGATTGCCCTTATACCCCGGAATACGCTCGGTAACCCGCCTTTTAACCGTCTTACCATCAATAGGAATCCCGAGATAAGTAGCCTGTTCTTCCTCAACTCGACTGACTACAACACTCTCCTCATCCCAATACGTTCCAACAACACCAAACCCGTACTTGGCAGGATCAAGTAACCAGATATAAAGAGGCACCTGCATTCCCCCCACATTCAACTGGTAATCCAGCAAAGCTTCCATTGCCTGAACGGCCATCTGGGGTTCTCCATGCCGCGCACTCAGCTGGAAGACGGGATTGCGGGATAGAAAAACAGAAGTCCAATAAGTATGAGCAGTAAGAGCAACTGCATAGCTATAAGGAATTTCCAATCGGGTGAGCTGAGGATATCCAGTATTCCTCTTCCCACGGCGAAGCGCATCAGCATTCGTTTCAGGTAAGTAAGCAAGAAATCTCTCCTCATTCTTTTCCCAATCAGAATATCGCTGGGACATCTTTTCACGAGATAGTGCAATACGATCTTTCAAAGCATCCTTGATCAGAAGATGCTTCCGGGACTCATAGGGTATGTTTACTTGGGCCATTATTCACAAATTCTCCAGTCAGGCAGATCGGGAAACAACTTCTCCTCATCCTCGATCCTGTGATAATCCTCTACATCAATAATGCCAGCACCCGGACCTGCAAGGTCCAACGCCATACTTACAGCATCTAGTAGATCGTCATGAGAAACATCAGGATAATCAGAAAACTCCTGAATGAATTCAATGTGGGACTTATTGACATGAAGTGCCCCGTTTGAAGCCCGCCCAGTAAGAGCTTGTCGAATTCTATCATTCTTCTTCCTGCGGTCCACTATCTCATGAATATAAAAGTGATGGCCAGTTGCAATCATCTTCTGACGCAGAAACCACGCCAGAGTTCGTTGGTAGGCCACACTCTCAACTCCAACCATCCGGGGCCGATATTTCAAAGCCATCCTGAAAAACTCAGTACTCAACTGTTCAGGATTCTGATCCTTGGCCAGCGCATAATCCACCAGATAAGCATTACCCTTATGCAATCCAATAACTACGATCGCCTGCCAGTCCGTATCGCGTCCCTTTCTTTTCGCTTCTTCCGACATTGGTGGGGCAGGGTCAATTGCCATGTAGGTAGCCATTCCATCGGGCAGTATATCCCAGAACTGTAACCACTCGGGGTGGAACGCACTAAGCTCAGGTGCGGTGATCTTACATTCCAACTCTCGATACCAGAGAGATAATTGATTACGCGCAATGTGGGCCTCCTTCTGCTTTCGCAGTTCTTCAGTTGTAAATCGTTCTTCCCAACGAGACCTTTGGTCCCTATCAAAACAGCCAAACCTGTGAGAAACCCAAGTCGGGTCCCTCAAGCAACTTTCAACAAGGTCTTCCTTATGCAGAGGAGTCTGCAAAAGAACCATTTTAGCGTGGGGATTTTCAGTAGCGGGCACCAAGGATTTATCCAGTGCTCCGAAAAAAAGATTCGAGGTTTTCAACCTCTGCTCAGGGGTAGCCGTATTTTCCTCGTCACAAGGGTCATCTACGACAATGAGATCAGGACGATGATCGTCAATGTTAATTCCACGGGTTTGTCCAGTAATACCGAGAGCAAGCACTCTAACCGTATGACCAGCGGTTCCATGTATGATCTCAATGTCTTCCCCAGTCCATTTATTTCCCGGCCTAAGCCCAAACGTTTTGGCAAACCCATGATTGTACTCCACAGCTTTTTTCAACCAGTCAACGCTTTGAGCAGAATGTTTCTGGGAAGCGCTGACAAACAGTATGGTACGGCTCAATCCATACGCAATCCGCATAGCGGTAAACATTCTTAAAATCGTAGTTTTAGCACCGCCCCGAAAAACTTCAATAGCCACATGGCGGTTCATAGGATCAACAAGGGTTTCCCAAATCTCCCGGTGGAAAACCGGAGCCCGCATCTTGGCAGCCTTGGGAAAGAAATACGAAGCGAAAAAAAGAGGGTCAGTAGCGCCTAAAGTAACAGCTTCAGCCGAACTTATTTCATGGTCGGTATATGTGGACACCATACTCTCCCGGAGTAGCCAGATGAATCTCACGGTACAACCGTGGTTGCTGGGGGCATCTAACAGCCGGGTCATACCACTTGGTAACCTCAACCGTAGCTATCTGCCATAAATCATCAGGCTCACACAAGGCCATCCTGACAACAGGAATATACTTCCAGAACAACTGCCACCAACTATCCGCAGTATGGGCCAGCTTGGCCTCTATCACATAAAGAATGCCCAGCTCGAAATCAAACAACAATCCGTCAGGCTGGCAAAACCGGGTCTGCCCACCCTTCACCTCCTTGTACACAAACCACGGACTCTCCAGATAAAACGGCCCATACTTGGTCTGCAAATAAGAATGGACCCTCCTCTCATACCGTACCCCGGCAGCCTGCGATCCAGTCCTGTACTCCTTCACCGGTAACCAATCCGGCCTCCTACACAGCCGGGCCCACTCCAGATCACCCACAGGGTGAAATCTAGTCGGGGCTCTCTTCTGGGGACTCTGGCGACTCGCCTGCATCCAAGACCTCCATAGGCTTCCTCAGCAGCCGGGCTCGATCCATCAACTCCCGGGCAGCAACCAAGGTATCACTATCTACCTGATTAATATTAATCTGCTGATTAGTCACATGGGTAGCTTCCCCACCCTTCTTCCCGTAAACCCGATCCAGCACCTTATCCACAGCATCCAGAATAAACTTCGGGTCTTCAGAACTCTCTATCTTCTCAGCCAGCCTCTCAACTCCCACATGAGCCAGCCCATGCAGCTTATCATTCAGCTCCAGCATAGTAGCCGAGAAGACCTTATCCTGCCTCTCAGCCAGCCGGGTCTTAAACGCATCTGAATTAACAATAACCCCCAGCCACGTGGAGGAGAGATCAAAAGCAGCGGCACACTCTTTCAGCGTAGCCGTAGGATGAAGCAACAGCCAGTTCATAATGGCTTCATGCTTAATGTTCCAACTCTTCAGTTCTTGCCCCATTAAATTTCCTTATGCGGGTATAGATTATCCCGCAGTCTAACACCACTTTTTTCACTGTCAAACGGGTAAGCAGTATCGGGGCGCTTCGCGCCCCTCAGAGGGCAAGGCAAAAACACCCATCGCACAATTCTCACAATGTGACTATATATAGAATGAACCCCGCGAGAACCAGCCAGCAAAAATAATCCAGCCGATCAGGCTTACCCCGATGGTCTATGTAGGCTTGGATAAGGGCCTTCAGGTTCATAACCCCAGTGTGCCATAGGAGAAGCCCCGGCCCTAGCCGGGCCCCGCGCAGCGGGGAGTAGCCTTACTTTTTGTAGGGGCTTTCAAAAATTGGGCTAGCGCCGTGTGTGGTCTTTCATGTCGGATCAGGCACATAAGAAGGGGGATGACCGACCGGACGTATCCGATCAGCCACCCCCGGGTTGCTACCTAGCTCTTGGGCTTGTAGGCCGTCACTGAAATTACCAGATTCTCGCCTGAACCCAGTACCGCGAAGGTCTTGCCAGCCATGGCACCCTTGGCCACCGACACGTTCTTACCGCTGCCGGTGTCGCCCAGATTGCCCTTGCCGTCAATCTTCAGGTAAACGTCGCTCCCATCGGTAGCGATTTCCAGATTTTGACCGGCCGGAGCCCATTTCAGATTTTGCGTTGCCATAATTTCCTCTCTTTTCAAGTGTTTAAAGGCCAACCGGAAGGTAGATTGCCTTGGCAACCTCACGTTCCTGCTGGTATTGCAATACAGCTTGCTCCCGACTGGTAAAACCCGTCAGTAACTCGCCGTAATCCTGCTCCCCAAAGGTCTGCCAGAAAACGCAGCAGTATTTTCCCCCGGGGAAAACCATCACTTCCAACACACCCGGCACACCATCCCGCTGAATCTCTTCGGAATAGACCGTCCGGGCTCCCATCTCTGCTAATACCGTGATCTCTGCCATAACTGCTCCCCTTTGCGATTTGGTGAGCCCATTATGCCCGATTATCCCGAACAAGTCAAATTTTTTCGCCCTATATATAGAATCGCGCAGGCGTGGCTGCCACCGGACGACTTGACAAACTCCCATCAATACAATTCCCCTCATTTCCCTCACTTCCCCATGTTAACCAATGAAAACCCTGAACCGAATGGTTCCAAATTCCCAGCCCCATCTTGCTATCTCCCAGCTCTCATATGTACGAAAAAAAATAACCTTACTTTTTATATATATATTCCCATGTATTGACACTCACACCAAAATATCAAAAAATACCCCCGGACTTTTAGAACCATTCAATTCAGGGTTCTTATGGGTTCACCATTATCAAATCGAAGAGCACAGGAGCACACCATGTCACAAGCACGAGAAATATCCTCATACCCTCCCCTCTGGTACGAAGTCATAGACCGACTCAAGAGTAGCAACGAACCCTTCATAGTCGGCCCTCTCTCAATAAGAGAAGCACTGAAACTCCGTCAGAGATGGTACGGATTTCTAAAAGCCCTTGACCGAGCCGGAGACACAGAGGCTGCCCACATGGGTCGCCAGTCCATCTGTTCAATCCGCAACGAAGAGTGGATAGTAGAACGAAAGACCTACACTTCAACCGCCCTGAAGGTCATGGCGCAAGAAGCCGCCAAGTCCAGTGAGAAGAAATGGTTAGTCTTTGAGCCCTACCGTACCAGCAGGGAAGCCCAGCTACTCATGGCCGCTCTGAAATATGACACCGCTGCGATTGACGAATACATGAGGCCCGTTGACGACCCGGAAGTCTAATCCCATCCCAGCTCACAAGAGCAAAAATCGTGCCGCGACTTCGCAAGTTGTTGATTTCGCGGCCTTTTTTTGCCCATAAAAAATTTTAATGCGCCCCCAAAAAAGTTTCATTGGCCGCGCCGGGGAAATTGGGCGAAAATGCGCCCCGCTGGAAGTTTTGCTCCCCTGACTGTCGGCTACGCCCGGGGGGAGTTTCCAGCCCCCTTATCAACTCACACAACGGAGATGAGTACATGGCCCCAACAAACGATCATGACCAACAGATGATGGCTTTGGAAAGCAAACTCCAAGCCTCCTTCAAATACCTGTCCGCTGGGGGTGCTCTCATCCCCGCCGCAGTAGCCCGTGAGTGGCTTCGTACCAGAGCCAACCTCTCCATCAAGACCGCGGTAAGCCACTACACGGAAAGTGACATCGACACCGTGGTGGAAAACTGCATCGCCGATCTACGGGCAGATATGTATATCGCCTAACTGAGTTGCCATAAGCACAAGGACGTGCGCCTCAACTCTCAACCCAACAAACCAGACGGAGACACAATCCATGCCTGAGGAAATGAAAGTCACTCACAAGGTACAAGGCGGCCCCGAGCACATAGTCAGTGACAACGCCCTTGTTCTCTTTAAACAGTTCAGGAGAATGGCTATGCGAGCCCTTGAGAGCAACAACACCCTTGGCCCGCCAATGGCATTTTTCATCAATGAGGGAGGTGCTCCTGTCGGTCAAGTCCAGCAGCAAGACGACGACGACGACAAGTACCGCAACCAAATCCGGACTCTCATCTCGGTCATGAAGCCAACCGCCTACGTGATCCTGAGCGAAGCGTGGGTCAAGACCTTTGAGCAAGGAGAGTCCTTGGACGACGCCAAGCCAGCCAGTGCCTACCCCGACAAGGAAGAGGTAGTAGTCATGTATCTTGAAACCAAGTTCGGTGAGACTGTCACGGCCTACTGCCCTCTGAATAGAAATGAAAGCGATGAGTACGAGAATCTCGGGAGCATAAACATAGTTGGCTCTTCGGGTACCCATCAGGAAGCTGCTCTGGGTAATCTCTTCGCTACAAATCCAGACTCTGTCAACTCTTCTCGGCACTAAGTGATGAGAGAGCTTCTGGACGCCATGACAAGAGCAGCCACTGAGATGATGCCAGCCAGTGTAAAGACATGGGGGGCAAGGGCTTGGTTCCTCCTGTGCTTCACGGCTGTCATGGCCTTTTATCCACCCATACTGGCCCTGTGGCTGTCTATGTGGTGGGCACTTAAAGCAGTCAACTAAAAGGAGACAACCAATGACAAAAGTAACCGTCAAGAAGGGAACCCTCAACGACACCATCGTTATAGAAACCAGTGACCAGACCCTTAACTGGACAGCGAGGGTGGAAAACTGTGGTAAGGCCTACGCTGTCTATGACGAAAACAACAACGAAATTACTCAAGTTCCAACATCGAGTAATTACGGTTACAGAGCAGTTGCAGAGGTAGCGATCAAACAAATCTTCGCTAACCGTCCTTAGTCAACCCAACTCAACCCAGTAAAGGAGAAAGTCTATGTCAATAACACCCAAAGTGATCCTGACCTTCGCGGTTAGCTGCTTTGTCGTACTGTACCTGCTCATCGGTATTACCAGTATCGAGTTGGGTGAGGTCGGCCTGCAAGTCCGTATGATCGGTACTGACCGGGGTAAAACTACCATGCTGCCCCCGGGTACACGTTGGGTAGACCCGACACTCAACGATGTTTTCACCTACGATGCGCGTCTGAAGCAATACTCGCTGGAAGATGTTCCTGCCAGTACCAAGGACGGACAGCCCATTCAGGTTGATCTCTCCCTTGAGATGGGTCTTGTAGCCAAGAACATTCCTACGCTTCACAGGGATATTGGCCGTAGCTATTACGCACAGGTTGTCTACCCGGCTGTTCGTTCGACTCTTCGCAATACCACGACAGAGCAGTTGAGTGACGAAATTTACACTGGTGACGGTCGAGCCTATATCCAGAACAAAATGGAGAAGCTCTTACGCGCCAAGCTGGAGCCGCTTGGATTCCGTATCGCAATTAACTTGCGGGAGATCGTCTTTACCAACTCTGATTTTGTCGCTCTCTTGGAAGATAAGGCCAAGGCACAGCAAACCGTCGAGATCGAAAAGCGCAAGGCAGAAGCGGCTGTCAATATCGCCAAGAAAGTGGCGAACATAGCCGAAGGTGAGAAGCAGAAAGTAATCAAGGCTGCTGAAGCGGAGAAAGAGAAAATCCGTCTCACCGGTCTGGGTCAGCGTCTGGCCAAGGAGCAGGAAGCCAAGGGTAATCTGGCTCTTGCGAAGGCCAAGGCTGAGGGTGAGCGTCTGTCAGTACAGGCTTACGGTGACGGCGGTACTTATGCATCTGTCAAGTGGGCTGAAAGTATCGGGCCGAAGATGCAGGTCTGGGGTGTCCCGACCGGGGCTCCGGGTACCACAACCCTCATGGACGTGAATGGCATTCTTCAGGGTGCTTTCCGGCCTGCTGCAAAGTAAGGAGCCTCTATGTTCAGAACCATAGCGTTAATCGCCCTTGTACTACTGTTGGTGATCGTTATGTCTCCCGCTCTCATGGAGTGGGGCAAGCGATTGGCCCAGTACATCAAGGGTATGTTCAAGTAAGTCAACCCAGCAAAGGAGAAAGTGTAGTAATGAAATCTACTGTCAAGAAAGAGTTGGAGTCCTTGTCCAACGATGTCAAGGAACACTTCGAGGTTAAAATCCCCGATCATCGGTCTGCCATGCCGGAGATCAACGAGTGGGATTTGATTAACTCGATTCTGCCCAAGACTCGCCGGGTACTCCTGTACGGGCCTCCGGGCACCGGCAAGACTCATGCGGCCACGTATCTCGATACTGAAGGCAAGACGGTGTATTCCCTGACTCTCACGGAAGCTACGCCCGATGCCGAGATTCGCGGTCACTTTGTCCCGGCTGGTGACGGTAAGTTCAAGTGGATGGACGGCCCGGCTATCAAGGCATGGAAAGAAGGCTGCCCTCTGGTTATCAATGAAATCAACCGGGGTAGCCCTGAAGCCCAGTCCTTCCTGTACGTGCTCTTGGACGATCCCAAGACTGCTCGTATTACGCTCCCTACCGGCGAGACTGTCACTCCACAAGAGGGCTTTCGCGTAGTGGCTACCATGAATGGCCGACCGGATGAGCTGCCGGAAGCACTGGCTGATCGTTTCCCTGTCTCCGTTGAGGTGATGCAGACGAACCCTCACGCCCTTACCCAGCTTCCTACAGAGCTGCGTAAATTGGCGCGGGATACGTCCAACATTGTCGATGAAGAGCGTCGCATTACTATCCGTAGCTGGTTGGCCTTCGCTGATCTTCTGCGTATTGGAAGTGACGTAGACAAGGCGGGCAAGGCGGTCTTTAACGCGAAGTGGGAAGATTTACGTGTGGCTGTGCTTGTAGCTATGCAACCTTCCCCGGACAAGACCCGGGCCAAGTAAGGTAATTAGTGGGGGTAGGGAATGGGCCTTGCCCCCCAAGTTACCAAGCAAAGGAGATATTTTTATGCCAACAGAGAAGAGAGGTGGTCACTAATGGCTAAGAAACCGTTTTATCCTGAGGGTCACGACAATCAAACCGAGGTCGGACATTTCTACCCTGAGGTTATAGCCCCGGATATTAAATCTGGAGACAAACAGTGGGAGATTCATGAACCTGAGACTTGTCCCCGGGTAAACGCTGAACAGCGGATTGCCGAGATACCTAGAGGCAGGAATAACATAGATTATTTCTCCAGAGTGCATGAATTGGCTCATGTAAAACTGTCTCCCCTGAGAAAACCGACCGATGTTAACGATCTTATTCTCAATTCTGTTGAGGATATGCGGGTGAATGGTTGGGCTACCCGGGTAGCAAGGGTACCTCTTAAGGTTTACAAGGAAGATGAGACTGCTGAACATTACCAGATACGGGCTAAAGAGCAGGCTAAGGCTATTAGTACCTTCGTTCAATTGCCTCCGTACTTGCAGTTTTTGTCTGCCTTGTCTGCCAAGGACAGTAATTTTGAAGAGGTCTTGAAACCTTTCCAGTCCAGAGACGTTACAGACTGTATAGACCGGGCACATAAACTTCTGTGGGCAGATGGTGTTCCGACTTTCAGTCGGGTACATGAGCTGGCTCGCTGGCTTCAGTTTTTGATAGCTGAAGAGGAAGAAGATATGCAGCAGGTAGCGGTAGCCCTTCAAGAGGCTCTCGACGGTATCCCGGTACGGAAGGTCGGTGAAGGTGAGCTTGAGGACGGTGACGGCCCACCCAACGCGAAGGCTCAGGGTGCTGTCCAAGGTGACGGTACGAGTAAGGGGGATTCTGACGAAAGTGATCCGACAGAGCTTCACGTGAATCCTTACTCTGTTCCAAAGGTGCCGGTGAATAGCATTCACTATAACAAGTTCAAGGTACCCTCTAGTTATCTCAAGAAATTCTACAGTACCTTGGGAGATCGGGTTGGTAAGTTAATCACGGACAAGGTAGACGGTAAGCCGTCTACCCAGAGTGCTGAGTACTATCCGTGGAATGACATGAGGATTCTCATGCCGGATATGCCGCATCCTGCCTTGCCCCCCAAGGACAAAGCTATGCGTAACAAGTTCAACGCTACTGACAGGGGTTCAGTACCAACTCATATGCACCGCTATCATGTGGATTTGGCTATCTTTGGACGAAAGACCAAGAAACAGGAAGGTATCAGTATCTTGGTTGATACTTCTGGTTCCATGTCTCTGGATGAAGAAGATATGACCCGGATATTGACTGAATGTCCGGCAGCTACAGTAGCAAGTTATTCCGGGCCTTGTAGTGGGAGTCGGGGAACGCTGATTATTCTGGCCCGGGGTAAACGAAGAGTTGCTCTTGACAATGTACCTTCTGCTGGTGGTTGTAACACTATCGACCTTCCGGCTCTTCAGTGGTTGGCTCGACAACCCGGCCCTCGTTACTGGCTGTCAGACGGTGGTGTAACTGGTAAGGATAATATGGGTAGTGCGCGTAACTCGCGACAAGTCTGGGATTTGTTGAAACAGGCTGACATCTTTCAGGTTTTTGACGTTGATGAGTTGATTAAAGTCATGACAGGTAAACAGAAACTGAAACCTATTCGCCTGTACAAACTTGACTGGACGTAAGATGTATGGCGGGTATGAAGTGTGACTGTTCTGTCTACACTGAATCCCACCCTTTACTGTGGGGTAGTTGTACTGGTGAGCCACTTCATCAATCAATGTTTGAGCAGGCTGTTGGTTGTATGGAGTGTCCTCACCGGGGGCAACACTTGCAGCGGGTTAAAGGCGAGAAGGGAAACTCAGTAGTAATTAAACGAACGTGCAAAGCTCGGGATGGAAGAGACTGTCCCACTGTGAAGCACCTAGCTCAGGAGAAATATAGAGATGAAAATGTTTGAAGATATGACAGCGATTTCTTTTATCCTTTACGGTGGTATAGCCGTTTTGTTTGGTGTGCTTGTGGGGACTAGTAATTTTGAGTCTGGCGCAGACCCGGCTACTGCTGTAGTTACGGGTATTCTGTATGCGCTTACTCTTTTCGCTCTGAATATGGCCTTTCACCACTTCTGGCTGTGGGTTTTCTCCAAGAAGAAGAGGAAAGGTTCAGGCTCCAAGATACCACAGGAATTGGATGCTATGTTGGAACGGTTACAGAATCTTCCCGGGGTGAAAGTTACGTCTTACCAGTTTAACGAACGGGATGCCGGATTAGCTCATGCTGCTACCTTGGCTCATGTCATGTTGGCCAAAGCTATGGCACAGATTGAGAAACATGGTTATGACGAAGAGGCGTTTCGTAAGGCTGATATTGAAGTGGATTTAGAGTGGTTGACCAAGCTAGCTGCTGGTTTCATGGTTCTCTACACTCATCTTGTTACAACTGATGAGGGTTTCAAGAGTTCTATGGATGGTGCCCTTAAAATACTCATAGAGGGGTTGAGAGCAGATGCGCCTGACTCAAGAGCAGCTAAGGCTTTTATGGCTAATGCCAGTGAGATTCAGGTGTTACATGAGATGCCTAAAAAGACTCAGGAGGGATTCTTGAAGAGGAATGTCGCCATGACAATCGATACCTATGGGGGCTTGCAGAAACTCATGCGTGATGTTGAGGGTGGCAAACGGAAGGCTTCCAAGATTGACCCGGAGAAATTGAAGGAACACTTCAAAGAGATGGGTCTGCCGGATGAGTTGGCAGATACTGTTGCTACCAGCATAGAGGAGGAACAAAAGAAAGAGAAACGAAAGAAGGCTAAAAAGGATAAGGCTAAGGACAAGGATGAGCCTGTTGTCGTGGAGTTTGAGCCGGATGAGGTTACTAAGGACGGTTGGGAGGTAAAGGCTCGTGGCAAGAAAGCAGTCAACGATGATAAGTAGAAAGATTACTTGGTATCGGTTAGGGGGTAAGGACGGGCATACGCCTGTCCCTACCCCGTTAGAGGGTGTTGACTGGAATACCCATCGTGTTGCTCAGACTCAATGTTGGGTACTGTGGAGATGGTGGTGCCCAATCCCGGTTTATATACGCTTGTCTACGGTATTTTTAGCCTTGGATCATTCATTTGGCCCCGGGCCTTCCTGTATCGGGCCGCGCGTCTTTGAGACAATGGCTTTTTACCCTTCCACTTTTAGTGAGCACCCTTACCACCAAGCGGAGTTCCGTACCTGTACGTGGGAGCAGGCTGTTCGGGCTCATAAGTTGATTCTGTCCTATTTACGTTGGGGGCTGATACCTCCTGTGGAGAATATTACCCTCACCCTGATAGAGGAGAGTGTTCATGATTGACAAGATTGCAAAAGAGGAAATGCCTGTCGGTACAAGGTTGCTGGTAAACCTTGAGCTGTGGGTGATTATTACCATTCTTAACATGGCTGATTTTTGGGCCTCCCGTATTGCTTTCTCCCGGGGGGCTTATGAGTCTAATCCCCTCATGGACAAGCTGATTGCTCACTACGGTATTGACGGACTGTTGGTCTGGAAGATGCTGTTTATGACAACCCTGCTTTTTGGGGTGGTAGCTGTTCCTAAACGCTGGTTCACCTACGCCTTGCTTGGGGTAGCTTTGGTCTATGGTGTGCTCTTTGGCTGGCACGCTTGGGGTCTTGGGAGGTTTGAATGGTAAGCGAACAAGATATGCTGACGCTTCTTATTCTCGCGGCCTTGTTTGTCCTGTGGCTGTTTGCCCGTAAAAACAAAGGAGATTGATATGGAACCTATCGCATTGTTCATTTTCTTGTCGGTTAATACTGTCCTTCTGGACATTGAAGGCACCTACATAGATGTTGGTGTCGCTCTTCACTCGGAACAATATGACGACCCGGAATTTATCGCTCCGAATCCTATCGGTCTTGCCGAGATTGGATACACCCGGGGCCGGTGGAATTTTGCAGTTTCTCACGACAGTAGCTTTACCAACCATGAGTACGGATATGGCTACAACAAGTTTAGTGTGAAGTATCGCCTCTGGCAGGGAAGGTCATGATGAAAGTCAATTCTACAGCCTTGATGGGAAGGGGTAATGAGTACAACTGGACTAGCACCCTGCGGGTTACAGATGAAAGTCGGAACTCCACTCATACTCCCGGTAATACCCGGGTACAGTATGTTGAGTCGGGAATAGCTTTACGCCCTCCCTGTGATACAAGTAATTGGCAGCCTTTTCTTTGCGGTAAACATACACCTGTACATGAGTAAGGAGAAGAGATGATGTTTAAACTTGAGAGCCATATCACCGGCAAGGTATATGATCTTACACAAGAGAATATGCAGGCCATGATTGAAACAATCGAACGCCTACAGGCAGAGATTACCAAGCTAATGCTAACTCCATGCAAGTTCCATGCTGGCGGTGTGTGCGCCATCAGTCAGGAGAATCAGCGCCTACAGGCAGAGCTAATCGAAGCGAAGGAAGATGCTTCCTCATGGCAAAAGCAATCTGATAAGGATGTGGACTTGTTGAATAAGGAAATTGAAAAGAACGCCAAGCTGCGAGAGGCTTTGAAAGAAGCAGAAGAACAAGGACTGAAAGAGCCAGATAAGATGGACAGGGTATTATCCATTTTACATGAAGCACTAGCACACAGTATGACTGATAAATGGATACCAGTAAGTGAGAGGTTGCCGGAACCGTATCGTTCGGTTGAACTATTTAGGCCAGAAGAAGGGGCTGGAGAAGATCAAGTTTTGATAGGGTATTATAGAAAATTACAAAAAGGCTTTTATTCAGATGAGCTTGAAGAAATTATTGATGGCGTAACACACTGGATGCCACTACCTGAACCACCGGAGAAGGAATGATGGACTGTTCACGATGTGGAAAACTACAGGCCGCACTTGAGTTTGCTAATTTTGTAGCTGACGATCAGAGAGCAAGGAAGGCCGAGCTGCGAGAGGCTTTGGTTGGTGTTTTGCAGGTAGCTTGTGACGGTGATGAGTGTTCTACGCTTGAAGAATATCAAGAGCTGTTAAATAAGATTGCTGGTATTTCAGTTAAAGTACTGGCAGAACAGGAGGATGAGTGATGAGAACAGTTGAAGAACAGGCAGCCCGGATGCTGGATATTCTGCTGTCCTGTAACAGTAATGAGGAAGCCATGCAGCACCTCAGGAACGCCCTTCAGCTTGCCTATGAGGACGGTATGAGGGCCGGGGTGCAGCATTTTGGGGAGTTGTGTGCTACCCACTTCTCTGTGGCCGCTTGGTTGGCTCCCCCCGTCAATGAGGAGAGTCAACCTCACTGTTTTGGCTGCTTCGTGGATAACTTGGAAGTTGCCACCCGACGACAGATGATTGAAGGTTTGATTAATCTTGGCAAGTTGCCACCCGACGCCTTGGAAAATTTCAACAAGGCAATTGCAAACAAATAAGCTAAGTTTTTGATTTTTCAACTGAAAAATTTTTTGTTGACAATGGGGCGAAGCTATGTTCAAATTCGCTCGAAATATGAAATTTTTTCGATTAACAGGAGCTAACCTATGGGCGATGATCTCATCGAAGCACAGAAGAAACTACAGGACTACCGGGTACGGATACTAGCTGGAGAGGTGATACCTCCCGAAGAGCTGGCTGGTGCTCTGGATGAACTCAGGGAAGCCCGGCAGACAGAACTGCTGGTGACTCCCCGTAAGAAAGCAACAAAGAAGAAGGTGAACAAGAGTGCCGAGAGCTAAACAATACGAGAACTACCCCCAAGGGTTCTTCGAGCTGTTCCGTAGGGCTATTAAGAAGCCCATCACTATCACTTGTGAGAGTGAAGCGGCAGCCAAGAACATGAGAGGAGAGCTGTATGTTTTCCGTAGTGTCCTGTACAAAAATGCGGGCAAAGCCCCACTATTAGCTGCTAACGCAACCAACCTGCAATTCAGTATTGACGATAATCGGTTGACTATCGGTCCCAAGAAGATCACCCGGGATTCTGTAATTGAGCAGGCACTGAAGGAGAATGACCATGACAGCACAGAAACTTCCTATTAACGGGTCGGGTCCGGGGGAACTGGAGTTCCCGCTAGCGATCGACAGCACCATGAGAGGGGCTTTCTCGGCGTGTCCGCAGAAGTTCTTCTGGGAATTTATGAGGCATTTGCAGCCTAGTCTGGTGAGTGTGCATCTGCACGCCGGGGCTGCCTATGCGAAAGGGTTGGAGGTGGCTCGGAAAGCCTACTACGGGGACGGTGTCTCCGCTCAAACAGCGAAAGGCTTGGGGGGCAAGGCGCTGATTGAGGAGTATGGGGAGTATGAGCCACCTTCCAATAGTCCAAAGACGTTGGAGGGTATGTTGGGAGCTTACAGCTTCTATCTGGAACAGTTTCCATTCGAGACTGATACCCTCACTCCGTTTCGTGGGTCGGATGGTGTAGAATTCTCCTTTGCGCTACCCATCCCCGGTACTGCCCATCCAGCTACGGGCGAGCCTATCCTGTATATGGGCCGCTTTGATATGTTGGGTCAGATCGGTGGCGATCTGTGGGTTGTCGATGATAAGACTACTCAAGCCTTGGGTCCCAGCTGGAGTAAACAGTGGGACTTGAGGGGGCAGTTTACCGGTTATTGCTGGGCTGCAAGGGAATACGGATACGATGTGAAAGGAGCCCTGATTCGAGGGGTTTCGATTCTAAAGACTAAGTTCGGTCATGCACAGGCTCTTACTTACAGGCCTCAGTGGTTGATTGATTCTTGGCTGGAACAATTGGCTCGTGATGTGAACCGGATGATTGCTCTCTGGGAAGAAGGCCATTGGGACAGAAACTATGATGGTGCTTGTGTAAGTTATGGCACTTGCCAATTCCACACGCTTTGCTCAGTACCAGAACCTGAACGCTGGGTAAAGGCAGATTTTGTGGAGAGACAATGGAACCCCTTGGTAGGGGAACGCAAACCAAAGGAGAACGCAGCATGAGAATCTCATTCGCAGAAAAGAAGCGAAGTTTAACTCAAGCCTTTAATCTTTACTCGGAGAACTTTATCTCTATGGAAGCTCTGACCAAGATTACAGGCTACAGCCCGCAGCAAATTAAGATGACCCTGAACAAGATGTCTGATGTTGTTGATGACAACAAACGGCCTCGTGGGTATCAGCTGAAGGTTAATTTTCCGCACAGTAGTCGGTCGCATAATCGCTACCCGGCCAAGCGGAAGCAGGTTTCATCCTACAAACCCAAGAAGTTTCCCAAGAAGTCTGAAGTTGAGGCTCCAGTAGTTCAGAAGAAAGACTTGACTACTCAATTGGACTTGGTGATTGGGGATGTTCTCATGCTCGCTGACAAGTTGATTACTATGAAAGATGAACTTGAAACCCAGCGAGAGACAATCCGTAAGTTGAAAGAGGTGATCTAATGGCACTACCCGGAGCGAATGTGATGCTAGTTGGGGCTACTGGTACGGGTAAAACGTACTCGGTTCGTAGCCTGCTTGATTCTGGTGTGAAGGAGGTTTTCATACTCTTTACCGAACCCGGAATGGAAGTGGTGGGCGATATTTCTTGCGATAAGGGTCTTCACTATCATTACATTCCTCCGGCTAACGCCCCGTGGACTGCCATGATTGACTCGGCCAAGAAGATTAACCAGTTCGATCAGGCAGCACTGAGTAAGCTTACCGGTATTAACACGAAGAACTATGCACAGTTTATTGAAGTACTCCAGTGTTGTAATAACTTTACCTGCGACCGGTGTGGTAAAGAGTTTGGAGACATTTCCAGCTGGGGTACTGACAGGGCCTTTGTATTGGATTCACTCAGTGGATTGAATGTAATGGCTATGGATTTGGTGGTAGGTAGTAAGCCAGTCAAGAGTATGGCTGATTGGGGTATTGCTATGGACAATCTTGAACGTCTCATACAAAAACTCACTACCGACACCAAATGTCACTTTGTCATGATTACCCATCTCGAACGGGAACATGATGAAGCGACTGGAAGCACACAGTTAATGGCAAGCACCTTGGGTAAGAAACTAGCACCCCGGATGCCCCGCTTCTTTTCTGATGTGGTTCACGTGGTAAGGAAGGGCGATAAATTCAAGTGGTCAACGTCAACGTTGAACGTAGATTTGAAGGCCCGGAATCTACCACTTTCAACCGATCTCGAACCCAG